CAAGAAATCATAAGTAATGCTCGATATTTGATTGAATTAGGCGTAAGCAAAAAAAATGGGACAGACATAGCTGCGGGCAATAAACAATTAGGCGAAATGATAGCTGCATTTAAACAAGTCCAGCAGGTCGAACAGGTTAAGCCGCAAGTCGTTTTGTTTAAAGAAGTTATGGATAAGGAGAGTGAATAAATGAATTGTATTAAATGTGGTATTGAGTCAAAAACAAGGTTCTGTTCGGATAAATGCAGGAAAGCTGATTATCGGGACAGAAAAAATGCTTCAGGATTGAATATGGGACAATGTGGGACAAATGTATCCCCTGAAATGGGACAAAATGTCCCAAAGGTGGGACAAATTGCGGATGGGACAAATGGGGTGGGACAAATGGATTTAATAACGGTCAGGCCAAAATCAGACCACGAAACATTAGAGGACTGGGCTAATGGTAATGGCACAGCATTCCAACAGGGATTAGGACAGCTTAATAGATTTTACTCATACCCTAATGGCGCATTCCACAAAAAACTTGTCGGGCATAAATGGGTATCACCGATACCGGACGTTTCAGGTGTTTGCCATATATGCGGTAAAGATTTATCAGACCAGCCACGTCCAGACTTATTAACAACCTGTTACAATTGTGCAACATCAAAGCAATCAACACAAGAGGTCTTAATCAATGTTTAGTCTAATACCAGTAAATCAGGATAAACAATATCGACGCCTACAATCGAATATGAGCGATGATAATGTTTCGGGCTATATGTTACTACCATCTAAATGTTGTTCAAATATGGGCTTTTCAGGCTGTTTCTTGCATAAGTTAAAATCAATCATAAACAAAGTATTTTTCTGGTCTGGAGATGGGGTAGCCCGACTTTTTCAAATGGCGAAATGTGCGTATAGTCTTTCCTTTTTCCGTCTTATTTTTGGAATAGTGGACAATTTAGGAATAGAATAAAAGATAAAATGAAAATTTTTTGGAAGTAATTTTTGAATAAAGGACAAATTTATGCGTAAATTGATAATAATTATGATAGTGTTTTTGTTTGTGTGTGGATACACGACTGTCAGTTCTAATCGGAAGGGTGGGACGAGTAGTTATGACATTGTGATAGACAGTAATGCTGTGAGTGGGAGTGAGGTGTTGCATACTAAGCCTATTGAGGGCAGTTTGCAGTGGGTTGGATTGGTTGGTACTGGTGCTGATGCGAATGGTATTGATGTGATGTTGGTTGATGAAGACGGATTTGTATTTTATGATAATAGTAGTATGGATGTGAATGATATACACGTTTTGAGGTTGTCGGATGTTGATGGTAATGTTTATGGTGGAGCAGATGTTAGTAGTAGATTTACGTTGAGTTGGAGTGGTAATAGTTATACTACGGTTAGGTTTAAGGTTCACGTTTCTGCGAGTAATTAGGTTTAAATGAGTGATTATTTAAAACAATTTTACGATTTCGACAGATATTGTGATATTATGGATGAATTTTGTAATAAGTTGATACAATCTGATGGTGAGCAGTATTCTGCTAAGAGTGATTTAAAGTTGAGTATAGCTGATTTAAGAAATTCGATAGTTATGTGTCGCAAGGCTTTTAATGATACCGAATGAGCAATTTACGACAAGGTTGAGTAAGTACTCTCTTGATGTTCTTGTAGATTTTGACAAGGGCATTAACAGATTCTATATGCTTGAATGGCATAGGCGATGCAGGAAAACTACATTATCCATAAACCTTGTTATTAGGGAGGCATATAGAAATCCTCTGTCCAAGTATTTATACATAGCCCCTACACAGGTTTGGGCGAGGAATGTTGTCTGGGACGACCCTACGATGTTATGGGGTGCTTTACCGAGTAAGGGTGAGATAAAATGGGAAAAGAACGAGCAGCGAATGTTGATAACATTTGCAAATGGTTCGATGGTAAAGGTTTGTGGTTCTGATGAGCCTGATGCAATTCGTGGTATAGACTTCGATGGTGTTATTCTTGACGAGTTCTTTTTGCATAATTTTAACGTCTGGACTGAAATTTTACGACCTATTATGTCTGGTGATACCAAAGAGGGTAGGGATAGGCGCAGATGGGCTATGTTCCTTTATACTCCCAAGGGTAGTAATCAGACTACGCAGATGTTTGATAGGGCTGCTTGCGTTCTCGAAACGGGCGAATTGCCGGAAGATGGCGTTGCTAAGAAATGTATTCCTGAATGGTATGCCTCGAGAATAAGTGCAGAGAGAAGTGGAATTATAAGCAGGGAGGAACTTGATAAAGTATTGCAAGATGTTGAAGATGGTATTATTCCACGTTCTCAATACGATTCTGAATATCTTTGTCGCAGGGTTACACAGGAAGATATGACGATGATAACTTCGTCAGACTTGGAACGTCTTGCTACTGTCAAGAGGGACAATACTCCTATAAGCAAATTTAACCGCATAGTATCTATTGACCCTGCTTTTGGTGGCGATGTTTGTTCAATTAAGGGTATAGAGAATGGTGCTGTTAAAATAGAGAGAAATATAAAATTGACATTAACATCGGAAGTGGTTTCTGAATGTAAGTCTGTGGCGAGGGAGCTTGGTACTACTAATTTCATAGTAGATTGTATTGGTAATGGCAAAGGTGTTGCTGATATGCTTAAAGTTGATGTTGCAGGTTATAATGTTCAGTATTTTATATCTTCTGCCAAGACAGATGATGACCAATATCACAATATGAAGGCTTTGGCTGTTAATTACGTATCTCAACAAATTAAGAAGTGCAAGATACCTCCAATAACTAATCCAGAGATTAAAAGGCAGTTAATAGTTTTGAGTAGATATAAAGTTCAGCCTCAAAGCGGAAAGATAATTCTTATTCCTAACGATGATGTTCGTAAGGTTCTTGGTTGTTCTCCAGACCAAGGATTGAGTTTTGTATATGGAATATGGGGATTAAAAAAAACCGAAAAGACTATTTTGCTTTCAGCTAAATCTAACCATAGTAGTCCTTATGATAATAAGATTTTATCACGCGGCTTAAGAAAGGCAATTTAAGGAAATTATATGGGTGCATTATTATTACCTGCGTTACTTGTTGGTGGTACTATTGCTGCTGGTAGTATGATGGGTGGCGGTGATGTTTCATTGCCATCTGTTAAAGCTGAAAGCGGCAAGAAAGTTACAGCCAAGCCATTAGAGCAATTGAGTGAAAAGGAAAAAACTAATCGCCGACTCGCTGCTTCTACTTTGACGCAGGACTGGGGTGGTTTAAAACTTGGAACAAAGAGTTTGTTAGGAATGTAAATGTTTGAAGATTTAAACCTATACGATAGAATATACGACAGATTAAACCAGAGGGCTAATGTTTATTCTAAATTTAATAATGCCAGAGATACCATTACGAGTTATTTCAGGCCGGATTTAGGAGTGGATGTTGGTAAGGACGGTGATTTCTTTGGTCAGGATATTTACGAAGGTACTCCGGCTTGGTCTGCTCGTATTTTTGCAACAGGTTTTCAGGGAACAACGATAAGTGCAAACATAGATTGGATTTCCTATGCAATGAAACAGCAGGAATTGAGGGGTGTTGATAAGATTGATGTATGGTGCGAGTCGATAAGAGATTCTATGACATCAGTATATAGGGATTCTAATGTTTATAGTGTTTGGCCTCAATTTACACTTGATGCCGTTACTATCGGTTCTCCAGTGATGTTTATTGAAGAAGATAATCCAGTAAGTGGCATTATTAAGTTTATGCCTGAATACTATAAAAACGTTACGCTATTTTACAATAAATATAATGAGCCAACAGGAATTATCGTAAAAGATACTACTTGGACTGCGCAACAGATTTATGATGAGTTTGTCGCCAAAGTAGAACCTGACCAATTAAAAAGAAAAGCATTAAGACAGAAGATATTAAGTACGTCTCTAAATACTACTCTTGATTCAGGACAAGGCAGTCAGGAATGGACTATTATAAGGGCAGTCTTTAGGGCTGATGATGATTTGTTTTCTGGTTTGCCAAAGCCGTTAGGCGGCCAGCAATGGGTAAGTGTTTATTTTGAAGAAGTTACCGATAAGGATAAAGATAAACCATTAAGAACTCAATCATATTTTACAAGGCCTTTTATTGTATGGGATTATGATAAAAAACCTTACGAGGCATTATCGAGAACTCCTGCTTATGACGCTATTTATGATTGCCTGTCATTGCAACAGGTACATAAGAACTTTCTTGAGAATGTTCAATTAAAGAATAGACCGCCTCGTATTGTTCTTTCGGAAATGATGAATAGAATTAAATTCACACCAGAGGGATTGACGGCTGTTAGTGAAGAGGAATATGACCGACCGCCAAAGGCATTAGATTTAATTGGCGATTTGGTATATAACGAAAAACTTTCGATGGCATTAGCGGAATCTTGCAAACGGCATTTCCACGTTGACCAGTTTTATATATTTTCTCAAATAGCTATGGGAAAGAAACAGCCATTAACAGCTACGCAGATATGGCAAATGGCAGGCGAGAAATCAACACTGTTGAGTCCGGCTATTGAGTCCCATAGCAAGTGTATGTCTGATATGGATTCAAGATGTATAGATATTGAATATAGGGCTGGCAGGGGTGCGTTTGCGCCAGATATAATGGAAAATATCAAAGACGTTATAATGTCGAATCTGAAAAAACCGGCAAAGTCTATTGGTATTATGCCTCAATTTATGGGTTTGCTAAATAGGGCGCAGAGAAGTCAGCAGTCGTTAGACCCTATATTGTCAACATTTGAAGCTGCAACGCCTTTGTTCCAGTTATTTCCAGATTTAAGGTATGCAGTTAAGGATTATGAAACATTTGAATCTATTTGTAAGGCTACTGGATTTGAAATGAAGAATATAAAGACAAAAGAGGATTATCAAGCTGAACTTAACAATGTAAATCAACAGAGACAGCAGGACGCAGAAACTGCAAAGATGATTGAAATGGCAAAGGCAGCAAAAGGCGTTTCTGGAAAAATAGAACCTGATTCAGTATTGGGTTCATTAGCGGGAGTGGCAAGTGAATAAAAAACAAATGTTAATACGCGCTTATCAGCAGGCAGGACACGGATTTCTTGCGTATAGACTTGAAAAATGTTTTAGGCTTCTGAAAACACCTGAAGATATTGCCTTACACAATGATATGGTAGAAGAAATTTTTGAAATGTTAGGTACGGAAAATAAGTGGATTGAACTTATAAACAAAATGGCAGATTCTGTGTATGAATCGCCTAAAAGGAAAATGTTTAAACGTTTTTCGCAATGGATTATAACTATTGCGAACAAAACAAGTGAAGGGAAAGAAAATGCCAGACGAAAATAAGTCAGAAGTGCAGGAAACAAAACCAGCAGAAACAATTCATTGGACAGAAACCAAGACTGATTGGTCTCCTGAAATGAAATCTGCGTATGCTAAATATGGCAGTGAAGCAGATGCACTAAAGGGTGGATATGAGGCCATAAAGACAGTTGGGAAGAAGCTGGAAAATGTTATACAAAAACCTGCTAAAGACGCAAAGGAAGAAGATATAGCTACATACAAAAAGAATCTATATAAGGAACTTGGCGGCGTTGAGAAGGAAGATGATTTAGCAGATGTTAATTTTTCCGCTGGACTGCCAGAGGGTGAAAAGATGGACGATAATCTTATGGCTTCTTATAAAAAATTCGTAGTTGATAACCATACCCCAAAAGAGATTGTCCAGAAAAATGTTGAGTTTTATAATAATGCAATCCTTGCAATGAAACAAAATTACGAGCAGGGAATTTTAAATGAAGCCACTAAAACAAATGAAGAACTTGTTAAGTTTTTTGGTTCAAAAGAAAAAGTTGCTGAAAATAGTGAACTTGTAAAAAGAATGTTCAAGGACGGTCTTAATCTTACAGAGACTGAATATGAGCAGGTTGGAACAGAGCTTACTGACACAGGTTTTATTCGCAAGTCGATATTGGCGAGATGCCTTATGACTTTGGCAAGGGAAAAGGCTGGCGAGGGGACTACTGTAAAAGGCGATGGTGGTGGAAAGTCTGCTCCGGTGGCACAAAAGGTTACTGTTGTTCAGGAACTTCCAAGCACTTCAAAGGCTTTAGGGTGGGATAAATGATAAAATCTACCAAAATAAATAATAATATATTGACTTTTTTGTTTTCGATAAAGGAAAGTGATTTTGCTTTATGCCCAAATGTGAATTTGTCTATATGTCAGGTATTCTTTAAGGATTTTGAAGATTATCTAAAAAAAGAATATCAAGTCAATAGTTGTGAAAGCGGTTTTTTTAATACATTCAAGACCACTATTCTTGGCGAAAAAAATACTGTCAATAAAGTAGCTGTTATTGATAAAAATAAAATCTGCTGGGAGTATAGAGCTGATTTTTCTATTGAAGTGCCTCTAAAAGAGACACCACTTCAAAATTATAAAACAAAAACCAAGACACCTCAACGATAGTTGAGCCTTGTGCTTGCCTGAAAGCAGGGCAACTTGGCACGGTTTGTAAGTGCAAGGACGAGCCTCGAAAGAGACACCTCTCCGAAATAGTTAAACAATAAATTTTAATACTATTTAGGAGTAATGTAATTATGGCAACAAACACCTTAGTAACGATAGGCAATATATATGATGCGCTTAAATTCAAATTGCCTAACGGTTCTGCTATTGACAATGTCATTAATACTCTCGTTGAGTTTGACGACTTTTCAAAGTATGTACCGGCATTTCCGGCCAACAACGGCCTTACGCATCACGGTTTAAGAACTATCCAACTGCCTACCGGCTACTTTGTAGATATTGGTGGAAGTTGGAAAAGTTCAAAGTCGGAAAGAGAACCTTTTGTAGAGGGTCTTGCGACTATTCGTTCAACGTACCAAGCACCAAAAGATACTTTTACAACTGAAAAGCCTGAAATTGGCCAGCAGTTGCTTAGAAGTGAAAAGAGCAACCACGTTACAATGATGAACCAATCTGTAACTAATATGCTCATTGGCGGTAGTGCTGCTAATCCGCAGAGTGTTACTGGTCTTATGTATCGTGCGCCTTGGACGACCTATGATAATAAGTTCTGTTTCTCTGCTGGCGGTTCTGGTAATGATTTAAGAAGTTGCTGGCTTATGAAGCCCGGACTTAACACTATCCACTGTCTTTATAATGGAAATCACCCAACACTTGGTATTGAGATGGAAGATAAGGGCGAACAACTTATTACAGGTCTTGGTACTGGCTCTGATGAACACCGATGGGATATAATGATTGAGTTTATGATACAGAAAGGTATCTGCGTAAAAGATATGACTTCTGTAAAAAGAATCTGCAATGTGCCTTGCGGCGTAAGTGATGCGCCCGGTGCAGATTTAGTTAATACAATCATTGAGGCAAGTATTATTAACGCGCCAAAGGCTTCTATTATAGAAGCTACTGTAAATGGTAACGTAACTGAACTTGCCGCGCCTTGGTTATTGTTCTGCGATGAAAGGCTTTATGCAAAACTTGTTATTGCAGCTAACAACAAACTTTTTGTATATCAGTCGGAAGAAAATATTTACAGGACAAGACTTCCAATGATAGGTTCTAACATAATTATTATGCGGATGGACGCTCTTAACCACGCTATTGGTGCTGGCGAAACCATTGTTAGTGCAGCTTAATTTATTAACATTAAATTTTAAAGGAAAATTAAAATGATAAAACCAGAAATAGGTGATTTGTCGGTAGCGCAGGCATTAACTGCCGGTTCGACAGATTCTACGAATGTAATTGACTTGCAGGCATTGAATTATGCCGGTCTTACTGATTTGTGGGCGGTAGTTGATACTGCCGTTATTGCAACCGGAGACGGTTCAGATACATTCCAGTTTCAATGGGTAGTTTCAGCCGAAGCTACTCTTGATACTAATAAAGAATTAGTATCTGTAACAGTTACTGGATATGCAGATTCGAGACTTGCTACTGCTGGAAAACACATTATGGCATTAAATATCGGTAAGATGATTAGAGATATTGCCACATCAACATACAGGTATCTTGGTGTTATAAATGTAATTTCTGACGGTGCTACAATTTCGGTCAACACTATGTTATCTAACAGTGAACCACCGTCTCTGTATCACGCACAGGTCGTTGATTCTAATGTTACATTACCAAGTTAATAATTAACGTAAAAAGGCAGGTAGATAAATAATGTCTGCCTGCCTAATTTTAAGGAGTAAAAATATGAAAAAACTTATAGTGCTAATACTTATTGTTATGGGTTCGGCCTGTTTTGGTCTTACTTATGATGGTGGGTATTATATTGATAATATGCAATCGGCATTGAGTGGGTCAAAAACATACGACCCGATTTACCTTGCTCTTAATGAGATTGAGGCCGCTTTTGTAGATACGCCTGCACTTACAAGCCTCAAAATACTTGAGAGTACAGGTGCTACCTATTGGACTAAGATTCAAGGTGGTAATCAATCGGCTAATTTGACCTATACTTTGCCTACTGCTTACCCTGTCATATCGGGATATGTTTTAACGTCAACTGATGCCGGTGTAATGTCTTGGTCTGCCGTTGGTGCAACGACTGTAACCGATTTAGATACTGCTTATAATGGCGGTGCTGGGGTTACTGTTGATGCCGGTGCGGTAACATTGACCGCTACGAATGCGGCTAATAATACAGTATTTACTTTAGTTCAATCTGATACGGCTACCGCAAAAGGAATGACTATTACTAATGCCGGAACAGGAAACAGTATTGATATTCAGGGTTTGGCCGCCGGCAAGGATATTGAGGGTACTGATGATACTTGGAATGTAACTGGCGCAGGCTTGGCTACATTAACAGGTGTTGCTACATCTACTCTTACGACTACCGGAACTACGACTCTTGGTAATGGAACAAGTACTGTTGCGGTAAATAGTTCTTCGTGGGACATTTCTTCTACTGGTGCGATAAGCGGTATCAGTACAATAGCAATGTCTGACGATTTAACTTTTGCAACTGGAAAGGGTATTAAATCGAGTACGACAACCGCTGAAACTGTTGGTCTGTATGGTTACGATGTTGATGGTGCAGCCTATCTTGGCGGGATTATAATTACAAACGGCAATACAGTTAATACTGCCATTGGTGGCGGTACTGGAACTGCCGAAGTGTCTACAACTACTTGGGACGTTTCTACTGCTGGCGTTGTTTCTGGAGTAACCGGCCTTACAGTTGCTGGGACTACAAGCATAAACGATACGTCCTCAACTGCTACTACGAGTATTGGTGGTGGAACAACTACCGGCACGGTCAGTATTGCGACAGGTGCATCTGCACAGACTATAAATGTCGGTACTGGTGCTGGTGTTAAGGTTACTACTTTAGGTTCTACAAATACTACATCTGCGACAACTATCCAATCTGGCACAGGAGACTTGACAATAACATCTGTTGACGATTTGACAATCAATGGTGGTTCTGCTGGTTCTATAATTAACATTGGTACAAACGTTCACGGAAACGCTATTAACATTGCTACCGATGATACAGCGGCAGATACTCTTATTGTTGGTTCAGCAAAGGATAATACCAAAGTTTTAGGTAGTGTTCTTATTGGCAATCTCAATTTTGCCGCTGATGCTCAAGTGAACGACACCTATGTAATTACACTATCGCCTATCCCAGCTGCATATTCTACAGGTATGATGATTGTATTCACAGCTACTACGGCAAATACAGGTGCTTGTACTGTTAATGTAAATGCTCTTGGTGCAAAATCATTAAAATCTTTGCACGACCAAGACCCACCTGATAATTACATTGAAGCGGGAAGTGTTGTTATGGCAGTATATGATGGAACTAACTTCCAGATGATTCAACCTGACACAAATCCATAATTTTGTAGGGGCAGGGAAACTTGCCCCTTATTTTATTTAGGTGAATTATGACAGAAACAGAAATAGCAAATCTTGCTCTTATAAAAACTGGGGGCGGCGGAGACCAAGCATCTGGTTCGGGTTTAATTTCTGATATAAATGATACAGACCAGATTTCTACTACTTGCAGGACGTTGCTTCCAATATGCAGAAGACAGACTATTATTGATTTAGCGATGTCTAAAAGTCCATTTCGGGAATCTGTTAGGTATAAAGATTTAGGCACTGCATTAGCAGAGGCAAGTTTGCCAGAAATAGGAAGTTGGTATTATGCTTTCAATTTACCCTCTGATTGCATTTCGGTATTCAGACAAATTGATGAAGCATATTTGTCTGATAGTTCGTCTGATATGGTCGAATATAGATTTACAACAATAGCAAATAAAGCTGGTAGCGGAAGTATATTTCTTACAAATAACCTATCAAATTCAGATGGCGACAGTGCATTTATTGAGTATATTATTGATGTTGTCAATCCGAATATATGGAGTGAATATTTAAAGCGGTGCGTTGTAACTCTTTTGGCGGCAGAGGTTTGCCCAATGATAGGTAAAAAATCAGAACAGAGAACTACATTACTTACCGAGTATAAACAATTAACTGCGCCAGACGCAAAAAAGTTCAACGCTTCAATGTTAAATAATTATATAACTCCTATTCCAGATTACAAAGGCGGTAGAAGTTGATTAAAAAATTAGTAATAGTTTTGTTTTTATTCTCTATCTCGTTTGGATTCAGTCCGTCTTTAACATCGTTTAATACCGGACAGATAACGCCACTGCTTGACGCAAGAAGCGATTTCCCTAAATATAATTCTGCTTGTAGAATGGCTGAAAATGTGTTTGTTACGGCGCACGGTGCGATAACGAGAAGACAGGGAACGAAATATATAGTTGAATGTAATGACCCTTGCGCAATTTTAATTCCATTTGAATACTCTACTGGAGATACTTACGTTATCGAAGCCGGTGGTGGGTATATGAGATTTTTTCGTAATGGCGGGGTTATATTAAATGGTAACGTGCCATATTATATATCTACTGATTTTGATTCTAATGAACTTGAAAATCTTCAATGGGCTCAAGCTGATAACACTATGTATATTGTGGATGGCACAGACCCGCCACAAAAACTAACAAGAACAGGCCATACAAGCTGGACTATTGATGATGCAAATATAACTACCGGTGCGTTTTTACCGTCAAATACTACCGATACAACCATAAAACCGTCATCCACAACAGGCACTATAACTTTAATTGCAAATTCTAATATATGGTATCCTACTCACGTTGGCGCATTGTGGCAGATAAATCAACCATTATCTGCGGTTACATATACCGGAACTCTTGACAGTAACGAATCCTCTATACAAACAGCATATTTTAAAGGTGCTTACGGATTTACGACAACAGGCACTTTTTCTGCAACGATAACTCTCGAAAGAAGTACTAATAGCGGAATAAGTTGGAGTGCGGCATTAAGCCCATTAACAGATACAAACTTTGATAATCCCACAGAAGAAGAAGAAGATGGTGCAATTTATAGAGTAACTATGAGTGGTTTTTCCAGTGGTTCTTGCGAATATACATTAACAGTTTCAAATCAAACTAATAATGGCATTGTCAAGATAGCAACTTATGTTGATGGAAATGAAGTAACGGCTACTGTCTTAACAGATTTATCAAGTACTGCGGCCACAAAGGATTGGCGAGAGGGATATTGGAGTGATTTAAGGGGTTGGCCAAAGACTGTTTGCTTTCACCAACAGAGATTGATTTTTGGCGGTTCTGATAATTTTCCACAAACTATATGGTTCGGAGAGGCCAATCCAGATGATTATGATAATTTTGAAGATGGAACGGACGACACAGATTCATTTACAATGGCAATCCCCGGACAAAATCCTATCAGATGGTTATTATCACAGGATTATTTACTTATAGGCACTTCATCATCTTGCGGTAAATATGGTGAGCAGGGTAAGGCGATTACCCCTACTACACCTAATTATCAGGAGCAATCAAGATATGGTAGTGCTGAAATGAGGGCTATTCTTGCTGGGGACGCAATTCTTTACGTTGAAAGAGGCGGTACTAAGGTAAGGGAATTTGCATATAATCTTCAATATGATAAATACCTCTCTCCAGATTTGACATTATTGTCTGAAAATATAGCTAAAAGTGGAATAGTTGATATTGATTTCCAGATGAAACCATATCCTGTTTTGTGGTGTACCCTGAACAACGGGGATATTGCTACTCTTACATACCAAAGAGAACAGGAAGTGGTTTCTTGGTCTGTACAGAATACTTATGGTAATTTCCAAAATATGGCAATCATACCTACCGATGATTCCGAAGATGAGGTTTGGTGTAAAGTAGAGAGAAAAATAGAAGGCATAAATAGATATTATATAGAACAATTTCAACCTTTAGATTGGGGTGATGATGTTAATGATTTGTGGTTTTTAGATTCTGCACTTAGTTATGATGGTGCTTCAACGACTTCGTTTTCAGGATTAGACCATTTAGAAGGTGAATCTGTTTCTGTATATGCGGATAAGATAGTATGCCCAGATGTTGATGTTTCGAGTGGTGCTATAACAATAGTAAATTCATCGAAGAGAGTTTTAGTTGGACTTCCTTATACGACAAAAATTGAAACAATGCCTATTACTATTGACCCGCAGGATAAATACTATGGCAAAAAGATAAGAACTCTTGATTTTGATTTTTATCAAACTGGATATTGCGAATATGGTAGTGGAAAGTACAGTACACTTATTCCAATAGGGTTTTATAGTAGCCAAATAACTAATATGTCTGAATTATATAGTAGCGAAGATAGTACGTTTATGACTAAATGGCCTTATGGCTCTAAGAAAAAACAAACAATTTATATACAAAGCAGTAAGCCATTGCCATTAACATTAAGAGGTATTACTTTAAATTTTGATATAGAATAATGATTACAAAAAAAACAATGACAATTCAGGATTTTGTTGATATAATGGCTTGTAATACAGCAAGTTATCCTGACTATGCTAATTTGCCAGAAGAATCTAAAAGATTTATGGCACAATTAAATATATCGACCGGAGTTGCAGAGTCTTATTTTGACGATGGTAAGTTATTTGGTATTGGTGGGATAAGATATTGCGGTATAGGTGAGGCTTGGATGTTGACAACGCCAGAGGCGAGAACATCTAAAACTCGTATGGTTTTTAGAACTGCGGTAAAAAATTTGACTTTAATGCGTGATAATCTGAATCTAATCAAGGTTTATGCTGACGGCGATATAAGTAGTAATTTTCTTGAGCATCTTGATTTTAAAAAAACAGATAACACCTTGCTTTGGATAAGGAGTTAATATGGGTACATTGGCAATGCCTTTGGCTATGGGTGCAATGGGATTTGGTACTGCTATGCAGGTATCAAGCAAATTGCAGGAAGGTAAAAACCAGCAAAAACTTGCCAATTACAGAGCCGCTTTGGATATTCAGGCGGCTGAAAACGCAAGAATTAAGTCTGTTGAAGAGTCAAGAATTTTAGCTGAAAAAAGAGGTAAAATAGTATCGTCTCAAAAAGCTGGATATGCCTCTGGCGGAGTAATGCTTAATGTCGGTGCTCCGTTGGTTGTCGCCGCTCAAACAAGGGAAGATATTACAAAAGATATGGGATTTACATTAGAAACAGGAAGAATGGAATCTGCCCAATATAGGGCTTCTGCTGCCTATGAAAAGGCTACTGGTAAAATGGCCAGAAAGCAATCTGTTTGGGACGCTATCGGAACTGGAGTAAGTGGCTTTGGCAGTATGGCTTATATGGGTTATCAGGGTGGAATGTTTGGCGGCTCAAAAACGTCTGTATTAGCATCTAAATACAGTTCTAATACAGTACCAGCTTCTAAATCGTGGACATCAACGACCAATCCTGCAAGTTCTTGGTTTAGGGGATATTAACGTGGCTGAAATACAATTATATCAGAGAAGTCAAACACCACAGACGGTTCAAATGGCTAAACCGTCAATGGCTCTTGCAAGTACAGTAGGCCAACAATCGGCAGGTGCGGCAATCGCTGGTTTTTCTGGTAAGATATTCTCTGATTTAGTCGAAGCTAAAATAGGCAACGAGATACATTCTTTTTTAGGGCAAGTTGATACTGCACAAGCTGAATTTGAGGGCTATGTAAAGAATAATCCCGGCGCAAGTTTTGAGGATATTGGTAATGCCAGAGAGTCTATGATAGAGGGTATAAATAAGGCAGGCCAGAACCTATCTCTGCCGAAGAGCAAAGATTATGCCGAAAACTGGATGTCGAGCAATAGAAAAGCCTTGATGGTAAAATCTCAAACTGCCGTTGAGTCAATAATGTCTAAACGCGAACTGGAGAAGTTTAATCTTCTAAGAGAGCAATATACAAAGACAGGTGAAATAGATAAACTTACAGATTTATATAAGAGACAAAAAGGAAAACTGGTTGACCCTGAAATATCTGATTTGATGTTGCAAAGCGATATGGCAGTTATGCAAAAAGGTAGAAATATGAACCTTGCCTTTTCTGAACTACAAAGTATTGCTTCTGTTGATGGTTGGGATAGCGCACTAAATAAAATAAATGATGTAAATTTTCAGAAACAATATGGTCTTGATGCTGATAGCATAGGTGAATTATCTACAAGAATAAGTCAACAAAAGAGTATTGCCGATGAGAACTTAAAACAGACCATTGAAAAACAAAATACTCAAATTGGCGATGCAATCCTAAAAAATGACCCTAATGTTTTTGATACTATAAAAAATAGTTCTCTATCTTATGACCAAAAGAAAAAATGGGTAGAAGAAGTACGTTCTCAATCTGGCAGAGACGATAAGGTTTATAATGATTTGTTAAGTAAGGTATCACAAGAGCCTGATAAATATGATTCTGCGTTTTTAGCAAAACATATTACAAAGGGTATAAATCGTGATGATTACAATGAATTAAATGGAATTTTAACATCTGCCAAAAGCAAGGATGATTCACAAAAAGTTATTCATAGGCAATATGTTAGTGCAATCAATGATATGCAGACCAGAAAATTATTCAATTCAGGCACATCAGAACAGGATAAACTTGACAATATCAATAAAGCTACACGTTCTATGGTAGCTCTTGAAAATTGGTCAAAAAAGAACCCTAATGCTACATCTGCGCAGTATCAGGAGTTTTTTAAGGTATTGACAATGCCAAGCATAAGCAGTTATGGTGTGCGAATAAGTCAAGAAGAAAGACAAGAAATCATTGCAAATACTGGAATTGATTTGTATGATGGATTAGATTTGTTCGGCTTAGTTTCCGGCGTAGAAGGCGTAAAGGCACAAGCGGAAATTGATAAAAAACGCGAAGCATTGTTGAGCGAAAGTGCAACGCTTGAACCGACTGTAAAACGCAAAGAAAATGAAAGCATAGACGATTACATAAAGAGAACTGGCAGTAAATGACATTAGCGGAATTAAAACAAGCTGGATTTGGCCAACAGGAAATTGACGATTACGTTTCCAAAGAAAGAACTCGTCTGTCTGGTGCTGGATTCAGTGAACCTGAAATAAATACTTATTTTGGTCAGGAACAAGAACAGCCTTTGTCTGCTAATCAATATGTAATAACAGACCCACAAGATGTAAATGTCTCAAAATTGCCTGATGTTTTTAATAATAATGATAAGGCCAAAATAGAAACAGCTAAAGTTCTATCTGATGAATTTGAGGTTGATAGTTCTACTGTAATGGCGGGATATGATAATTTTGTTTATAAAAAATTCGGCAGAGTTATAAGTCCATCAGCAGTAAAAGCTAAACTTGTGGAAGAAGGACTTCTTACAGACCCAGAAAACGATAGAAATGACATTGCCAGTATCGCTGATTCGATAGTAAATGGAAAATCAATAGACCCTAAAATTAAAAATAGGATAAGAATATCTTCTTTAAATAAACAAGTTTCAAGACTTAAGCAGTCTTTTAAAGAGCAAGATAATTTTATACAGCAAAATTACTTAAATCAGGCATCTGCTACGGCTAAACCGTCTAATCCTAATGTTATATTTGCAGAAGAAGTAGAAACCTTAACACCTGAAAATTTACTTAATTTCGATGTTTTCTTATCGGCAGTTGGCAATTCTAAATCTGCTGAACAAGTGCAAGAGTTATTAAACAAAAGAAAAGTTGCTTTTAATGCTGCTATTAAAGAACAAAGATTGTCTTCTTTATATAGTGCTAAGGTTGAATTGGCAAAGAACTCTGAAACAACGGTCATTAAGGAGTTTGGCAGGGGCTTAGCCACTGGCACTTTACAGGCAGTACGAGGTTTGTCAGGGCTTGCGGCGGATTTAACTGGAACATTGCAACCCGGATTTGAAAAAGCTCGCACAGAGGCAACAGTGGCGTTAAAATCGCCCGTCTTAATATCTCCTGAACATAGAACCGCTTTGCAATATGTTTCAAATACATTGGGTCAGACTTTACCTTATTTTGCTACTGGTATTGTTGGAAGGATTGCAGGTAGTTCTGCGTTAGCTACGAAAGCCGGACAGATTTTGGGGACAATGACAACAGGGTTTGCGGTAGAGGGAGAAAGTGCCTATCAAGACGCACTCGCTAATGGCGCTACTGAAAGTCAGGCACAATCCGAAAGGGTTCTTGTAGGCACTATAAATTCGGGAATAGAAGCATTACAGGTAGAAAAATTGTTCAGATTTGCCGGTAAAGATTTTAGCAAAAATGCACTTGTATCTTCTGTTAAGAAAAAGGTATATACTGATATTGCCAAAAATACAGGCAAATTTACACTTGAAGGTGTTAAGCTTTCAATATCAGAGGGTATAGAAGAAGCCCTGCAAGAGGGCGTTTCTATTAGCGTGCCTGCTATGCTAAGGGGGGATTATGCTAAACTTCCAAACGGAAAACCTGATTGGTGGTCTATAACGTCAAGATTGAATGAGGCGTATTGGGGTGGTGCTACGGCAGGTGTGTTTTTGGGTGGTGCTGGCAAAATATATAACAGTATGGAATCCGCTAAACACAGGAACAATCTTGCCGCATCAATTACTATTTTTGAAGGCATAAATTATCATACAGCCAAAACTATGGCAGATGATTTAATGGGCAGAAAAATAAAAACACAGGAAGAATATGACAATGTTTATAGTGAATTATTAGAAAAGTATCAGCCGTTAGGTGAGATAGGAAAAGAATTAAAAGATGTGGGTGTTGATACCGAAGCAAAAATCATAGAAAATAGACCGCAATTTCAGGAAATGATGCGTAAAAGTTCAGAGGGTATTATTGAGGCAGAACCGTACCCACAAAGCACTTTAGATGAAGATTTTTACGAGAAGAATAAGATTAAAGAAAAAATAACCGTTAAGGAGAATTTTAGAGATATTGCACGAGAGATAAGATTAAAATCAGAAAAAGCGTTAGCGTCTATCTCGACAAGACTTGAAATGATAGACCCTAAGCTTAAATACGATGTTCGTAATGTTTTTTTTACCACCAACTCAAGAACTGCCAAATATACTAATGTTGCCACTGAATTTTTCGATAAAACAGAAAGTATAAAAAAACAGAATCCAAATGATTACAGAAGATTTGAATTAGCCATAAGGAACAGTGATGATGGAATGATTGATTATATCACTAAAATATATGGCGTTGAAAAGGAGTATGGTAAATATCGAAAGTCAAAAGATGAAATATACGAACTTGCAAACAGGGTTGGTATGAGTGTTGACTATCTTGAATCTCACTTTCATAGGCAGGTAATAAATCTTGATGGATTATTAAAAGAATTACAGACTACCGAAAATTGGTCTATGATACAAAAGGCTTTTGACGCTAAACAAGAGCAAAAAGGCGGCAGGGCTTTAACGCCGGAAGAAAAAGCAAATATAGTTAATTCTTTATTGAGAGGATATAATGTCGGTCAAATTATGCTTGCAAGACCCGGCGCAACAAAAGAAAGAACGGTAGGTATAATAGATAAAAAACTTGAAAAGTATTACGCTTCTTGGCAAAAGGGTGAGATAGATTATATTTCCACAATGTCTAAACAAATTACGATAAGAGAGTTTTTTGGCAAGCAGGCCAAAGAAGTAGTCAGGCAAAGGGAAATTGTCAATAGAATAAAAACAACTATTCATAACCTTAAAACCGGACAGACATTTCAGGATATTAGTGATTCTGAACGCCAAACCAGAATAAAAAACACACAAACTAAACTTGCTAAGGCCGAAGCGGAATACGATAGGGTCAACAATGACGTTCTTGAGAATAGCATTGGTAAATATATTTCTGAACTTGTTGAAAGTGGTAAGATAGATTCTGGTCAGCAAAAAGAAATTGCTGATATGTTTAACGCATTATTCGACCCAAAAAAGATGGATAAATGGTTGTCTTCTGTTCAGAAATTGGCGTATGTAGAAACTCTTTCACAAATTACTAATGCCATTACGCAGTTGGGAGAACTTGGATTGTCAGTTATGCGTTCTCCGACAGGCTCTTTAACCCCTATTGCCAGAGCATTTATAGGGAAATCAAAGATTAAGATACACGATATTTATGTACACGAAATAGGCGAAGAATGGAAAGATAATCAATTCGGGAAAATAGGTGGTAAATTACTTTGGTCTTTGCAGAAAATGGACACCATTGGCAAAGAAGCCTATATAAATACGGTAATAAATAAATACCAAAAGGCCGCTGTCAGGAATCCAGATAAATTAAAGACTGAAATAAGTAGGATTTTTGGTGAAGAAACAGATTCTGTTATTAAAGACCTTGCCGAAAATAAAATATCTGAAAATGTAAAACTATTGGCCTTTAATGAAACAGCAGATGTTCAGCCGATTGCAATATCTGAAATGCCTGAATACTATGCAAAGGGTGGTAATTGGCGGGTATTCTATATGTTGAGAACTTTCACGATTAAACGTCTTGATATGATAAGGCGTGAATGTTTTAGTCTTATGGCTAATCCTATTGACAAGCCAAAAGATTTTATGAAAGGCGCGGGCAGGTTGTTTTGGATGGGATTTGTGCTAATGCTATGCGATGCCACAGCAGACGCTATCAAAGATTTTTTCAGAGGCAAGCCTATAGAATGGACTGATAACATCATAGATAATATGTGGCAAAATACTCTTATTATAAATAAATATACATTGCAAAAGGCCAGAGGCGAAGGATTTTCTGCTATAGCAAGAAATGTCCTGCCTATGATTCCTACCAAAGCGTTAGACGCTTTTAGCAAGGATATTTACCAGATATTCAGCGATAATGAAAACAGACGGTATCAGGGATTTGAAACGCCTAAAATAGTTCCCTACTTGGGCGAGCCTTATTATTGGTGGTTTGGCAAAGGTAGGGAGAAAATAGAACAGAAACAGGGTAGTAAATTATTCTAAGGAATCTAAAAATGAAAAAAGTATTGTTAGTAATCTTAATGTTGGGTTCGTTTGTGTATGGCACTGTACCGTCAAGTGAGACGTTAAGAGAATTTTTTACTTGTAATGGCACTTCCACTACATATACATTTACAATTCCTTGTTATGCCGCATCGGAGGTTTATGTTTATAAGCAGTTGATTTCTACTGGTGCTTCTGAATTGCTTACAAAAGACGTGGATTATACCATAACATATACAGGCTCAAGTTATCTTGAAGGTGGAGTGATTACTATTACTCCTGCTATTACAAGCACTTATAAAATTATAGTAGAAAGGAAGATAACTAATACTCAAGAAACTGTACCCGCGGCCATAAATTCAACCTCAATAGTGGCAGGATTAGATAAGTTGCAAAGAACTACGCAGGATTTATGGGATAGAGATAGAAGAAGTATTAGGCTTTCAGATACCGACCCTGATATAGATATGAATTTACCCAATAAATTTGATAGGACAAACAAAGGTATTGGTTTTGACGAAACAGGTGCGTTGACAGTTGATAGTTTTACGATATGGCAAGTTAATGATATAAATGCTTCGGCATATATGAAAACTTTGCTTAGGGATGTTAATTCCGCAGATGCAAGAGATACATTGGGAATTTCTTATTTAAATGATGCAGAACGCAAATTTCAAATAAATGTTAAAGATTATGGCGCGGTTGGGGATGGTATTGCCGATGATACTAATGCGATACAAGCAGCCATAAATACCGCTATGGCTTCACCGTATAAAGTTATTATGTATATTCCTGCTGGCATCTATAAACTAACCAATGTTTTGACGGTGCAACAGACTGATGCTGGTACAGCGAGCGGTTTTTCTATTGTCGGAAGTGGGTATCATTCAGTTTTATATCAAACGGGCACAGGCAAAAACGTATTAAATCTAATACGGTATAAAGGCGTTTCTGTGAGTACGTGGTTGCAGGGAATAACAATTAAAGATGTTTCCTTTATTGGGACAACAGGCACGGAAACAGGACTTTATCTTGAAGGCGTGCTTCGTTCATATTTCAGTAACATTGTCATCTGCACTGCTGGCAAGGGATTACATATAAAAGGCGGTATTCTTAATCGATTTGATGGTTTGCGAGTCAGTAAGGGACTATTGAGCGAATCGTCAATTTCAGGAGTTTCACCCGGAACGCCTACTTATGGCATTTATGCGGAGAAAATAACTACCGACCCCGATACTATGGAAGTTACGGTTAATAATTTTTCGGAAATAGTTGCAGAGGGAATGTCTATTGACGGATTATATTTAACTGGTGGATACGATAATACATTTCAGGGTTGCGTAGAAAATATTGCTGGACGTGGAATATATACGACAAATTGGCACGATTCTTATAATTTTTATATGGAAGGCATTGTAGGCGATTCTTTTTATATGAACAACGGCTTTTATAATACTGTAAATGTACAGGCAATAGATAGTAATTTAGTTCTTGTTAATTCAGGCCAAAACGTATTTTTAAAATGCCGATTTAAAAATGGTTCTGTTCCAATCAGTAACTATGATAACGTTTTTATTTCGTGCCAATTTTTAACAAGTTTTACTGATGCCAGTTATCAGAACTCATCTGTTCGCATTGGCAACATTGTAGCTTCTACTCCTGCGGAAACATTCTTTGGAAGAGGCATAAGTCTAAGCGGCGGTGTTCTTGCCTCTAATAGTTTTAATGCTTCCACTGTTTGGGATGCGCCGCCTATATTAGACGGAGATGAAGTAGTAACCTCTGTAACCGTAACAGGAGCGGCATTGGGTGATTTTGCGTCCGCAAGTTTTTCTATTGATGTAAGTGATTTAACTTTAACAGCAGAAGTAGTGGAAACGAATACCGTTGAATGTCAATTATCAAACAACACTGGCGGTACGGTTGACCTAAATTCCGGCACTATATACGTAGAGGTAAGAAAAAAATAATGAAAATCACCAAAATAATCATACTGCTTTTATTTGCGTCGAGTCTGTATATGACGTGGACAGTTTAAATCTTATAGCGATTATAAAATAATTATAGAGACAATACGGCGGCAAATATGCAAGAAGAAAATAAAACTCAACTACTGCAAAAAGTGGAAATAAATAAATTTTAACAAAGGAACAACAATGGGAAATGGCAATAGGGACGAACACAGCACAAATGGCGCAAACGTTGACTTGGAAAAATGCGGCAGACATTCCGCGGAGATAACAAGTCTCCAAGACTCCGATAAGAGGCAATGGGACTTGATAGAAAAAATACAGAACCGCTTGCCGGTATGGGCTACCTTTGTATTTGGGATATTAACATTGACCATAGGCTGGCTTTTAGCCTCTGGATTCCATAGGCTAACGAAAGGACAATAATATGGAAACTCTGGATTATATCATTGAAAATTGGGAAAAAATTAGTATTATTATAACGTTCTGTATTACCAGTATAATTACACTGGCCTCGGCATTGGTTAAATTACTTCCAACTTTAAGGCAGGACAATCCAGCATTGCCAGCGGTTAAGGTTTTGAGTAAAATAGCTATGAACAGAAACGTTGACGATGACGCTAAACGTGATAAAAATACTGCTATTGAAGAAATAGAAAATATGAACAATTAACAAACTCTTCCCTCCTCGGCTCTGCCGTCAACTGGCGGCAGGGCTTTTATAAAGAGATAAATTATGAAAAAATTATTATTTATATTATTGTTTTGCAGTTCTTTACTGGCTAATTTTCAGGCCGGTATTAGACCAATGTCTGTATATGACGCAAGATTCCTTTGGCTTACAGGACTTAACGCCACGCAAGATGTTAATTTAGGCGATTATGGTATTGAAGCCGCATACGCTACTTTTGGTAATGACGCAAATTATACATCAATAGACCCCTGTGGTGTTGTATCTTTTAATGGTATGGCGGGAGTGGTATTGCCTCATCTTATGCAATCGGATACTACCGACCAAGCAATAGCAAACGTATTAAATGCACAGATAATAAATTTCAATACAGATGTTCACCATAACGGAATAACAAGGACGGACGCTAATACTTTTACTATTACAAAGGCTGGGTCATACCTAATAACTTTCAGTGGTATGGCAGTTGGGACTAATACTAAAGTATTACAATTCTGGCTAAAGAAAAATTCTGATTATCTTGCAAATAGTAATACCCAATATACTTTCAAAGGTACTGGAACAAGTGCAGTAGTGGCTTGTTCTTTTATAGAACATTTTGCAGTTGGCGATACCTTTGAGTTCTGGACTTGGGGTGATGATGTAAGTTGTAAATGGGACGCTGTTGCGGCAGGTACTAATCCCACAAGACCTGCAATACCGTCAATTATCATAACGGCAAACTATGTGGGTTTAGATTGATAAATTTAAAGGAACAATTATGAAAAAGTATTTAATTATTTTTATTGTTTTAGCAATGTGTTCGGTAGTATGGTCGGCGAAGGTTGCCGACATTGATTTTGTGAATAAAATTGACATAGTTGATTCTTGCAGTTTGACCTTTGCGAGAACGGGTATAG